CCAGCGTCAGCAGATGAAGGTAAGAAAAACCGGTCATGAAAGTCTTGAGTGCATTTAAAAAGCATATCATCACCATTCACGATCACATTTCTCGCCATAATCTTGCTCATTCTCTTCCTAGAATTTCTCTCCCTAACATCGATTTCCGGTTCGCTAACCCAGTTATCCAACGCCGTGAAATATACCGAAAGGTTAATGACACAAAGCATCGGAAAACTAAGAGGATGACCCATAAGCTGACCTTCACAAAGTAAAACTTCGCTATGGTCAGGATAGGTCGCATAACCAGGAAATAATGAGATCAGGCCTAAATTGTAATATGGAGAATCCTTCAAACCCCGAAAGGCTTGTAGGGACGCATCCTTTTTTAACATATCTGTGGCCGCCTCATAATCTACCGAACACCACTTCTCCAAAGGAACTGATTGGTCAATTTCATTGACTCGGTCCGTAAGGTCATCCTTGAGCATAGTAGAGAAAGGCTGATTTTTCCAACAATCAAGCATATAACCTTATAAAGGTTGTAACGCCTGATATAGGAAACCGTCACCTTTCGAAATTATCCGGAACTTTCCGGGTTCAGGGATAGCCACAATATCAACTGACAGCACTGGAGAAGTGCCATCATCACCATCAAAGATTCGGTCTCTGACTGAATCAACCGCTTTGAGATAGTTTGACTGACGCCAAACATTCACTCCACGAGTCAACTCAACCAAAGCACCTGGAACACTGTGTGTACGCGGGAATTGGAATTTGCCAAACAGTCCTAACGCCCCACCATTACGGCGGGAAGCTTGTAGGCAGGCAGAACCAGAAGGCATAAACTTTTTGTAGAGAGACCATAAACTAGAAGAATTCACGGTCTTCCCAAAAAGCTCATGCTGGGTGTTAAAGATGCTCTCAGAGACTGTGGCAATCTTTGCAGCAAGACGAGTAGAACACTTGTCTTTCCGCACAGAGAGTCGCAGTTTGTGTTTCTGAAGTGATTGATCTTTCTTTTCTTCCGACAGTTCGGGCCAAGCTTGCTTGGCACCTTTCTGAAGGGAATAACAGAAAGAGACATCACGACGGGCCACATGCCTCTGAATGCACCTCTTACACCATCCCGAAAACAAAGGGGTAGTGTTCTCGGCATCGCATTCCGGAAAGGAAAGTGAAGACCGAAAGCATTGAAAGAGGATTTTGTCAAGCCAGTATTTGCAATAGGCTTGTTCACGACTATCGACCGTCACATGTTCATGGATTCTTTGTGCAGTAATGCGCATAGAATTTCGGAACCGACCCAATTCTTTTGTGGAAAACCATTCCTTTCGCAAGGAACGGGAAGCTACGAAGACCAGGATCAGTGACTCGACGATTTGTCTGAATGAGGCCGAAGCCCCAAGTCCCCGAATTGAAGATTCGAGGACGGACGATACGAGCTTGGTAGAAGATCTCTTCATAACCGGACAGTTGGCCTTTTTCACAGGTCGTTCTGTCCAGTCTACCCTCACCCGCATCAGCACCAGTCTGTAGTGCCAACAGGCCTGCGGAATCGCTCACGGAATTTCCGTGTTGTGAGCTGATGGTGTCCTCCGGTCTCGGAGAAGACACCGACGTCGTCTTTTTGATTAAGCGGTAATACTGCTTCATCATCT